TGCGCAGAGCCATCACATCGCGTAGAACCCCGTAATCCAGACCGGTAGGCCCGGCCATGCCCGTGCGCCACTGCGTTCCCATCGAAATAAAGATCTCAACGGCCAACCAATTGTCGGGCCATATCTCGAATTCGTCGCTGCCCATATCCTCCGGGCGGAAGCCGAACGCGGCAAGCTCACTTGTGTCAGGGCCTTTCGCGTACAGCCTACGGGCAGCGTCGATCAGTTTTTTCGGCGAGCCTGCAAGATCTCGTCAATATAGCCCTGCACGATTACCTTGCCGGATCCGGCGTAGTTCTGGCACAGCAGTGCGAAGCTTTTCGCGTCGCACTTGTCTTCAAGATCCCATCCAACAACACATTCGGCCAATACTTTGGCGTCTGGCTTACCCTGGATCTCCTCGAGCCAGGCATTGAGCGCGTCGCGGGTTCGGTGCTTGAACTCGAAGGTCACAGATGCGGTTTCGCCACCGTGCAGTGGCAGATCTACCGCCACCTTGAACGTCGGCGCGGCCTTGAGGCTGAATTTAACAGTCATCTACTGCTCCAAAAGGAAAGCCCGCGCAGTGGCGGGCATGGTGGTTAGGCCGAGTAGCGCATTGGCTCGGAGGTGAGCGAGACGGTAGCCTGCAGACCCATGATCTCGTTCTTGGTCAGGGTCGGGGTTTTGTTCAGCGTCACATACCCGTTATAGAGGATGCTCGACTGCGACGGCAGGGTGATGCGCACCGCCCTCGGCACGCGGTCATCGTTGGCGGCAGACAGCAGCGCGTACCAGGGCAGCGAAGCGTCGTCGCCAATGGTCATTGCGAAGCTCGATGCCGATTTGACGGTTGGGATCTGGTGCTCGACGTCTTCCTCGAGGAAGGAATAGGTCACGAACTGCTGCTCACCGCCCGAAGTGGTGAACTCCAGCACCTGGGTGATCTGAACCCACGTCAGGATCTTGCGGGCCTGGCCAGCGCCACCGCCGACCGGGTACAGATTGACGTTGCTGGTGTCCACGCCTTCGAGCACATAGGCGTCGGTGGTTTGGGACTTCACGCGGACGATGCGGGAGTTGAGGCGCGACCAGCCGGAAGTCAGTTCGAGGATGTCACCAGCCACGAAGCCGTGGGCCACAGAGCTGACGGACGCCTCGGCGGCGTTGCTGATGGCGGTGATGGTCTTCGGCGCCGCGTAGGTGTTGGCGGCGGCAACTACCGCGCCGTTGGGAAGCGAAACAGACATGGGTTTTCCTCATGCTCAAATGAAAAAACCCGCACAAGGCGGGCTCTAGTGTTGCTCTGCGGCGGGTCAGTTGGTGTCGGCGCGATACTCGAAGCTGGCCGACACCGTCAGGTTGCTGTCGACCTCGACCTCTGGACCTGGCGTCACCGGTGTCAGCGTCATCACGGTGAGCCCTGCCTTTGTGTACCGGGCGTTGAGCGGGAACAAGGCAGCCAGCTCGTCGACGATGCCCTCGGCCTTGCCGGTGCCGGTTCCTGCAGGTGTCACGACGTTGATCTGAAATAGGCCGGTATAGGCCCTATGGTCACCGCCCAGCGTCTCGCTGTTGGTCCCGGCAGGCACCGTGAAGGCCGCGAGGTAGGTTTCGCCGGCCGTCTGAGTGAATGTCACGCCTTGATAGGCGATGCGCAGTACCGGCGCCCTGGCGGCAGCCCAGGCGGCGAGGCGGGCCTCGTATATCTGGCGGATGGTTCGATGGCTCATACCTGATGGTTCCTGACTGCCTCGTTGACGATTGCCTGGAAGCGGGCCAGAGTCACTCGGACCATGCCCTTGGGGGCCTGGGTGGAATGCCCGTATTCCAACGGCACCGCGTACGGCAGGTTATTGATCAGATATGCCGTCTGCCCAGCCGTGAAGTCGCTGATGGCCGAAACAATCGAGGCAATCGTCTCTTGCCCGGTCGGGTCCACGTCGCTGAACGTGACACTCTCGACGACGTCGATGGACAAGTGCCAGTTTGCCCGGAAGCGCCCAGAGTCCACCGGCGACATGCGGATCAGGGAGTTACCGACCTCGATGACGATCTCACGCAGGCTGGCGTCGATCGCCTCCGTCGCCTGCTCGGCGAACTTGGCCAGCTCAAGGGCGAAGTTGCCCGACTTGCCGCCGTATTTGGCCTGCATCTTACTGGCCATTACGCGCGCACCTGCAGTTCATACAGCAGCGGCGTTCCGGCCGGGTTGACCTCCTTCAGCGGAGGCACGATTGACCAGGTCTTGCCGTCGGCGATGACCTTGCTCAGCAGCGACGGTGCCGAGCTGAGACCCCTGGCCGCCAGTTTCAGCTTCTTGTCGCCCTGCTTGATCAAGCTATTGGCCTGGAACTCGATGCCGGTGTAGTCGATCAGAATCCCCTGCCCGACTTGCTCGATGCTAGTCTCCGGCGAGGTATCGCCGGTGTCGGGGTCGTACCCGCCCGGCGTTGCGGTGCGCAGAAACACCTGCAGGCCGAACTCCGCAATCATCTCCAGAGCCATCACGGCCATTTCGTCGTAGAAGGTGGCCACATCCTGCTCCATTTCCATTAAAAATCAGTTGGTTAACGCAAACCGATCAATTATTTTGCTTATGCGAAGTCAATCTCTTTAGGAAACAGAGAAATGCAACCAGACAAAGCTGTACTCGACTCACAAGTAAAAGAGCTGATCAAGGTGTACGTGAGGTCTCGCTACGGGGTGCACGGCCTCGAAGACATCAGGGATCAGATTCAGGGCGCATTGCCAGGAGCTATCGTCGTGGAGTTTAAGCAAACGCAAGATTGTAAAGACCTTCCGCCACAGCTTCAGGATGAACAGTATTTGCTGTCTATCACCAAATCAATTTGAGATCAGGCCCTCACAGCAAACCGACCACGCCGCTGGAGATAGTCCGAAAGCTGAATAGTGCTGGGCCGGGCTGACACTGCCGGTAATAGCCGAGCACTGTTGGCCGGGATAATGGCGTACTCACGAGTAACGGCACCCTCGACACGCTCAAGCGTCACTGCGCCCTTACGCTTGTCGACCGGATCGATGTCGTCATCGTGGATCTCGGCGGCAAGCGCCATCTGCCCGCTTCTGATGCGGGCAGGAATGGCATCGGAAGGCAAGGTTCGCTCGTCGATGGTTACGTCTCGGCGTGGCCAGGACAGGGCCTGATCGCCGTTGCTGCGGTTGCCTTTCCAGCTGTACCCGTCCATGGCCAGTGCAGCGCGGCGCAATAGGGATTCCTGAGCAGTGGTCTCTGGTGGGATGGTCGCGCCATAGTTCGCGGCATAGGTGACTAGTTCAGCGGCCGAGGCGAAGCTGTCGGCGTCCGGCTTCCCGGTGCCATCTTCTATGATCAGTGACACGGTTACCCCTCCGAAGTGCGCCCTTCCGAAGAAGGGCTGCATTACTGGTTACTCGCTGGCCTGGGCCGCCTTATCAGCGGACTGCTTGGCGTCAGGCTTGGGTTTAGCCGCCTTCTTCAGTGCTTCGACCTCTGCCTGCAGGGCGTTACGCTCTTGGGCGACCTGATCGCGACTGTCTGCCAGTTCGTCAACCTTGGTGCGGATATGGTCGAGGGAATCGAACAAGCGGATCGCCAGCTCGCCCGCCTCTGGCTTCAAAATCTCGCCAGATTCCAGGCCGTCGACCAGCACGCGAATGGCGTCGCTTTCGGCTTGCAGCTTGCCGATCAGCTCTTCCATCACAGCTTTGTCGTCGCCGACTACCGCTACCACCAAGGGGGGCGGCAGCTCCTTCAGGGTCACCTTCGGAGGTTTCTCGCATTCACCGTCGCGACTCTCGGTCACGTTGGCGTCGACGATGCGCAGGCCGGCCGCCTTGGCCAGCGCCTTCACGTCTTCCTGGTACTGGTGGAACGGGCCGGGCAGATACCAGATGTTCTTGTTGCTCATAATCATGTCCTCGCCAAACCGGGCACTGGGCCCGGCTCGGTTGTCAGGGTTACTTGGAGGCATCACCGATCAGAGCAACACCGGCGGTGTGCTTGATGCTGGTGGCGGTCTTGTCCCAGTTGGTACCGGTCGCCAGCTCGGCGTCGGTTGGCGACTTGCCACCGGTGGTGGTGTCCCAGGTGTAGCCCTTCAGGCCCAGACCGAAGGTGTAGTCGGTTTGGAGCGTGGTTTCGATACGCTCCTTACCATTGGTGGTCTGGACGTTGCTGATGATGTCGCGGCCGTCGTGGACCAGGGCAGCGCCCTGCACCAGGGACAGGATAATTTCCTTGTTTGGGGTGCCGGCCTGCATCAGCGCCGGGGCATCCGTCACAACGGAGATCTTGCCGAGGATGTCCACCACGCGGACGTTGCCCGCCTGGAACAGCTGCTGCTGATTCGCCAGGTTCTGGCCGACCAACTTGTGGTAGCTGGTGCCCTGCATCACCTGAGTAACCAGGTTCTGGCTCGCGTCGCCGAATTTCGCGTGAGCGTTGTTCAGGCCGGCGTAGGTGATGCCTGCGGTAGCCGACACATCGTTGACCGCCGCGGCTTGGGCGGTGATTGCAGCAACCAAGGCAGCGATTGCAGTGTTCAGCTGATCCTTCAGCAGGATTTCAGCGAACG